GCTATTAAGGCAAGGATGAAAGGAAAGACTATTGTATTTTGTCTGCCTGGACGTGGAGTATCATATACATTCCTGAAGAACTTTGTACAACTGTGCTTTGACATGGTACAGAATGGAATGAGTATCCAGATCAGTCAGGATTACTCTTCTATGGTTAACTTTGCACGTTGTAAGTGTTTGGGTGCTAATGTATTGCGTGGACCTGATCAGGTGCCATGGGATGGTAAACTTCACTATGACTATCAGTTGTGGATTGATAGTGATATTGTATTTGACACTAATAAGTTTTGGCAACTGTGTGATCTGTCACTGAGTGAAGATGGTACAGAACGTGAGATCACTGCTGGTTGGTATTCTACTGAAGATGGTAGAACTACATCTGTAGCACACTGGTTGGATGAGAATGACTTCCGTAATAATGGTGGTGTGATGAACCATGAGATGGTTGATAGCATTCAGAATCGTAAGAAACCATTTACTGTTGATTACACAGGATTTGGATGGGTGATGATTCAGAAGGGAGTCTTTGAAGACTTTGATGATGAAGGTAATAAGAAGATGCCATATCCATGGTTTGCACCTAAGATGCAAGTCTTTGAGTCTGGTGCAGTACAAGACATGTGTGGAGA